GTCTTGATTGAGGGATAATTCCCTCTGTACGCAGAAATACGTACGTACTATCTGCAATGTATGCAGGAGTATTCCATACGTCTAAATTGAGGTATCTCAGGGTAGACGTATAGTATTTGGCGGATTGAGGCGTTCGTCAAGTACAAACATGTATAATAGCCTCGTAAGGAGGATTATACATGCGACTAAGAACAAACGCGGCCTCCAGTTTACCACAGACGCTTACGCGTATATGGAAAATTGGGCAAGGTACGTGCTCGGATCCGAACTATTACCTCACGACAGAGACTACAGAGTCTCTCGTAGGTGTAGACGCTTCCGAGGAGATGACCGATGTTGTCACGCCACATTTTGCAGAGTTATCCGGTAAGGGATTTATATTTAATAATCCTATGACCAAAATAACTACTATCGAATGTGACACTCCTCTATCGCAGTCTAAAGAGCATGTGCATTCCAGTTTGGGATGTACACCTCAAAAGACGCTATATTGGAGGGACGACTTTTCGGGTGAACGATCGACGAAGGCTCAGTGCCTTGCCGATCAAGTGGGCTTCTTAGGCCCAGGTAATTTCGCTAAGGACATTAATGGCCTGGCCATAACCGATGCATTCTCCGCAATAGGCGGAGCATCGTTAAATGGTCTTGCCACCTTGTACGAAGGCGAGAAAACCGTCACGTCAATGGTCCAGATCCTGGTGAAACTTATTGCTATACTGCGAAACGTAAAGAGGTTTAACCTCAAAGCGTTAGCAGGGCAGCTAAGTCCCAAGGAAATCCGTGACTTTTGGCTTGCAGCCAGATATGCCATTCGACCACTTGTTTACGATACGAAAGGAGTCATCGACGCCATAAAGAAAATTAAGGGCGGGAAGATTCCCAACGGTCGGCAAACATATCGGTCTTCTGGTATGTCTGAAGACATCGAATCGAATGATGTAGTAGAGATCACGCACACGAACGCGGTACACGAAGTTGTGTATCGATACGATCGGAGTGTAAAATCTACTGCTATCGCTCGTGCCGGTGTGCTTGTCAATGCTGAAGGAGCGAGTGCGTTAAACGTACTTGGGCTCGATCTTGTTGCTGAAACGGTTTGGGAAGAAATTCCCTTTTCGTTTCTAGTTGACTGGATTTTCAACGTTGGCAAGACTATAGCCGCTTGGACCCCTAATGTGGGGTTTAAAGCGTTAGCCTCATGGGTAGTTACAGAAACTGTGACTGTCCAGGAAATTAAGGTCGGAGTTAGCAGTATCGTCTGCAAGAAAAGCGGGACTTGTGAGTCCTTGCTAATGTCGCAGAATGGTGAATATTCAAAAACCACCATAACGAAAACGCGATCTCCAAACCCTAGTAGGCCAATCATACCTGATTTAAATATTAGGCTTGATACCGCCAAACTTATAGATCTCCTCGCGATTGCTTCACATTATGTGTAGCATCTACCAGGCGATCTCAGCTATGTCTGACTATCTTATGATAGTTTACGGGATTTTGTGTGACGCTGTAGCAGAAAGTACGATACTTGTATTTGTACTAGTATGCTACGCAACATATATCATTTCGTATCTATTTTTAAGTAGATCAGATGTATTATGTACAAAGGAGTACATCATGTTACCTGACCCAATCACTCTCACTTATGATGCTGATCACGACGGAGGTACAACCCCCGACGTGGTCCTTGAGTATTCACGAGCCGAAGAGGCTCCTGGACGCTCTATGTATCAGAGTGAAAACCACAAAGAGGAATTACGCGATCTTGTAAGTTTTTACAGGACGCGTCCGAAGGTCAACGGCAATTTTCGCGGAGTGATGAAATCATCCGTGAAGTATACTGTTGACATTTCGGTCGATTCCGTGATAGGACCTAATAGTCCTATAATCGCTCCCATCATAGTGGAGTGCACGTTTTCGATTCCGGTTGGGGCAACCGATGCCGAAGTCCTCGATGCGAGGCAACGCATGGTTGCAACCTTGAACGATGACGACGTAATGAACGCCCTCAATCTTCAACTTATCGTTTAACGATTCGTTGGAAATGAGGTCTTCATTATGATTGAAGTGATCAAAAAGATGGCATATATCCTTATTGGATATATAGCTAACCTTATTGACAAAATTCGATAACTGACCATATAGGTCAATTCGTCAAAGGAGAAGTCATGAAATATGAGTTCGAATCAAGGAATAGGGGGCAAATAAACGTCTCCTTACGCTTACCCACGGATTATCCGTGGAAAGTGTTAAAGTGGTTGATCGATGACCTTGGCCATCTTTTGACTGACAGCGAAAAAGATCAAGCTACGAAGATATGTCTTGAACAAGATGTTGACGCGTACCTTGAGCTGTCCAAACTGTGGGGTCTGCAGAGTATTGCCTCACTGGGTGCTTGCGTGCTCTATGGAGAGTGTGCAAAGTACCAGATAGCCTCTCTACTTAAGAAATTTCCTTTTGATACGTCCGAAGACTTACGTCGCTCGGAAGCATTGAAGAAATTCATGCTTTTTGAGCAACGATGCCATGACTATAATAGTCTTGGTTTTTTAGAGTTAACGTGCGGTCAGACGGAGTTCGGCGTAGAAATTTTAACCTACGCTCGATCATTCTTAAAGAGATTGTTGGGATATCACATCCCTGATGAGAGTGTTCTCACTCTTTGGTCACGACATGGTCCTGGTGCCTCTATTGGCATGCGAAATGGCAATACCTCGTTGTACTTTAAGTATAGCGAGTGGCCGTACACATGCACGAGAGACGCATTAGGACTTGCCATGCGTGCTATCATGCGCGATGAACGATGGTACGGTGCTCTACAAGATTCATATAGGGAGAGGTATAATATACCTCAACAGTTCCCCATTAATCTTGTATCATTCGCATCACGCGTTCTTAGTGTCGTGAATAGCAACAGAATCACTTTCGTCCCGAAGGACGCAAAAATTATGCGTTCTATTGCAATCGAGCCGACCATGAATTTATGGTTACAGCTTGGTGTTGATGGATACATTCGTCGACGGTTAAAACGTTGGGGAGTGGATCTTGATGACCAAACTAAGAACCAAGAGTTTGCTCGTCTTGGGTCAATAAGTCATGACCATGAAGATGGTTTCGTGACACTGGATCTCGAGGGAGCTTCTGACTCTGTGAGTCTTAAGCTCTGCGAGATACTTTTACCCGAGGAGTGGTATTCTTACCTGTTAAGTCTACGGTGTCCTTTTGGTACTGTAGATGAGAACGAATTTTCTTACGAGAAAATGAGTTCCATGGGTAATGGATTCACTTTTGCACTCGAATCAGCCATGTTTACTGCGTTAATATATGCGGTATACAAGTCTGATCGTAATATTTTACGACCAGAGGATTTTTGCGTGTTTGGCGATGACATTATTGTCCGTCGTAAATACGCCCTTAGAGTTGTAGAAGCATTACGCTTAGCCGGCTTTACGGTAAACACAGACAAGACGTTTTTATATGGTCTTGTTCGTGAATCCTGTGGAGTCGACTGGGTCGATGGGACACTGTGGAGACCTGTATTCTTGAAAACTATGCCTGCTAATGCAATGGAACTATGGAACGATGTTAATCGTATCCAACGTGTTCTTATGCTTAGATTTGGTGTGGCACCAAGGGAATCGAAATTAGTAACGCTTATGGATAAATGGATACCTACGCATTTGCGTACATTCATCGGTCCGTATAGTGACACAGATTTTGATTCTTGTAGACACTCGTATATTTCAACGAAATATAAAAACGGTGTCTATAAATACAGTCGGCTTATTGTTAAGCCGCGGGGATTGGTCGCGCAAAACTTTCTTTTTAGAAAGTTAATGCACGACTTAAGACCTACTCCTCCTGGAGATATTTTCTCTGGGACCAGTGCAGGAAGTCGGTTTACAGTTACGCATCGAAAGATGCTGACTGTAGGCAAGTCGTACTCCGTCACCAGTTACTGGTGTCGAGAGTACGCAGAGTACAGACCCGTTATTTCCACGTTCGTTAGGCGGTCAGGTGGTTGACTGTCGTAGAACGTGGTCTCGGGTACTGATACCCTATTAGCGTTTTTACCTGACCCAAACAGGCACAGAAAAAATCTTCGAACCAGCAAGTAAACCTTATTCAACCAAA